TAATAATTTAATTATATTATTTAACTATCCTGGCTATTAATTTAGTCAGGATTTTTTTGTATATTATAATTGGAGATTTATTTTTAATATATATTATATATAAGATATAGAACGTAACATATATGGCTAAAGAAGAAAAGGATGAAGAAAGATTAGTTTCATTATTTAAAAGATTAAATATTGATGAAAATAATACAGACGGAAGAAATATCAAGTTACCAGGCACAGATAATAAGGAAGCTGAAAATATTAACGGTGATCTTAATTATATGGCCAGTGTTTTCGGTTCTATATTTTATAGTGAGACTTCTATTAATGACTGGAAGAATTTAAAATCTAAAGCATCTGCAAATAAAATAGTATCATTTAAACTGATGAGCGGTATGCTTGATAGTATTGTTGAAAATATTGATTTATTAAAAAAAGATATTAAAAATGATACTCCTTTGTTTTTTTCATCATTTTTTAGCGGAAATAATTCTGTTAAAGTAACTTTTGATGAACAAAAACCGATGATTGATGGAATATCTGGTATAAAAGATACATTAGATATAATTAAAGGATATTTAGAAAACAAACCTAATGACGTAAAAGAAGAATCTAAAAAAACGGCTGTAGGTGATGAACAGCAGCAGAAAAAAAACATTGCTACAATTGAGTTTAAAAATATTGAGCAGTTTAAGAGTCTTCCGAAAGAAACATTAAACACATTACTTACGTTTTTTACAGAGCTTTCAGATGAAGATAATAATTTAGCTGATAAGATACCCATTATACAGAATAATATTGCGGCATTAAATAATATAATTGTCGGTAATAGAGATTCATTAACTACTATAATACATAATATTGAACTTATAAGCAAAAATGTAAATTCTCCAGAAGCTCAAGAATCTTTAAAAGTTTTACATGGATTTTTTCTTACGTTAATGATGTTGACAGATATAACAAGAAGTCAAAGAAGACGTATAGAAAGCAATATACAGTATATAAAAAAGTTTATAGTTAATGATATTCTTGATATTATTGAAGATTTAGGTAAGTCAGCTGATCGTGTACAACGAGCAGTTGAATTAAATGGTCCATTAAATACCATCAAAGATTTATTTGAGGCGATTACGATGCTTGTCCGTATAGAGAATATGAAAAGACTTCGGATGAAGCTTAATATATTATGGATTCGTCATTTTATACTTAAAGATATTATATCTATAATAAATGATTTACAGAAAGCTGTAAAAGAACATGAATCAAATGCATGGATTGCTTTAGAAAGCCTTTATAAAATCATAGACAGTATTATAAAAGTCGGTGATATGGGTTTTATAAAGCTGATGAAACTGTCTATAAAGGGAGAGATAATATCAGATATCATATCAGATTTTATAACTAATATAATATCCGCATTAAATAATGCAAAACAAACAGATTTAGATGGAAGCAGTAAAAAAACATCTGTTTTAATAGCGCTTGTAAATAATATAAATGCTTTATTCAATACAGTACCTTCTATAAAAACATCAGTAAAGACAAAACTGAAGCTTGACACATTTATCGCGATATTAAGTATACTGGAGACACTTGTAAATAAGATAAACAGTATAGGCACTGTTGATGAAAAGACATTAAAGAAATTTGATATAAATGATGGTTTCAGTAAAGCAATAGACGGTCTTAAAGAGATATTAGATAAGTTTAATACACTGGACTTCAGTAATATTAATAACCTGGCACAGTCTGCTGAGAAACTTGGTATATTTATAATGATTATATCAGGTACATTATTAATAGCCGGCGCTGCTATGCAATATATAAATGTCACAGATATATTAAAATTTACTGTGACATTAAGTATATTCCTTACAAGTGTCGGACTTACATTAAGATTATTTGGTAAAGGATTTAAAGAAGCACTTCAAGGAGCAAAAGATGCGATAACATTAATTACCGCTGCATCTGCTATATTATTGGCAGGCGGCCTGATTATGCAGTTTATTGATCAGAATGATTTAATTACTTTTACTGTAACATTATCAGCATTCCTGTTTGCTATAGGCAGTATATTTAAATTATTCAGTAAAGGATTTGAAACGGCATTACAAGGCGCTGAAGATGCGACAACTATAATTATTGCAGCAGGCGGGATATTATTGGCAGGATCTCTTATTATGAAATTTATAGATCCTGAAAGCCTTATTCTTTTTACTGTAACATTGTCAGCATTCTTATTTGCTATAGGATTTGTATTTAAAAAATTCAGTGCTGGATTTGAAAAATCTATGGAAGGTGCACAAAATGCCGCATTACTTATTGTTGTATCTGGTGCCTTATTAATTGCTGCAAGTCTAATACCGCTTTCAATTAATTTAGTTTCTGTTTTTATTTTTACTGTTGAATTAGGAGCATTTTTATTAGCTATAAACTGGATATTTAAAAAATTCGGTTCTGGATTTGAAGATTCTATGGAAGGCGCTACAGATGCTGCAATACTTATTGCGGTATCAGGTGCTATATTATTAGCAGGAGGATATATTGTAAAGAATAACCCTGAAATATTATTATGGTCTGGTATATTTGCAGTTATATTAGGGGCATTTATCTGGGGTATATGTAAGGCCTTTACTGTAAATAATAAGGCAACTGCAAGGGCAATGGCAGCTGCACGGGAAGTCGGTATATTACTTGTTATTGCCGGTGCCCTGTTATTGGCAGGCGGTGCGATTATAAAAGGTAATTGGGAACTGATAGGATATTCTGTATTATTCGGTATTATGCTTGTTGCATTTATCTGGGGTATATGTAAGGCATTTACGTCAAATAATAAAAACGTTGCTAAAGCTATGGCATCCTCTGTCGCCGTCGCTATTTTATTAGTCGTAGCGGGAGCCATATTATTAGCCGGTGGTGCTATATTACAGGATAACTGGAAAATGATTCTTGCATCAGGTGTATTCGCGCTTATATTATGGGCATTCATAAAAGGTATATGCAAGGCCTTAACAAGCAATAATAAAGAAATTGCAATGGCAATTCCTACAGCGATTGCCATGGGTATATTAGTTGTTGTTACAGGTGCTGTGTTACTTGCCGCTGGATATGTGATTAAAGACAAGGATATGCTTGGGCGTATTTTAGGCTTTGCTGCTATTGCAACTGCATTTATATATGGTCTTACAGGTGTATTATATTTGCTTCAAGGAATTGAATTAAAGAATATATGGCAAGGTATAGCCGCATTAGCAGTTCTTGAGATATTATGTGCAGGCGTTGCTGGTATTGTATGGTTACTTGGTAAAGCATTTAAAGAATGGGATGATACAACATTATGGGGTATTGTTAAAGCTTTAACTGTAACTGGTGCAATAATGACTGCTGTAGGAGGAATTGCTATATTATTAGGGGGGCTGATGACAGGTACAGCAGGTATAGGAGCCGGAGTACTTGCTGCGGGCGTTGCTGCTTTAGGATCTATAGAAGCTTTAGTTTGGGGTTTAACAAAAGTTATGTCTGGTATTGCTGTAGCAGTTAAACAATGGGATAACTTAGATGAAAATACGATAACTGCATCATTAGACAAAATGAAAACAGCTATCAGTACATATGCAGAAGGCGGTGTAATGCTTATTAAGAGTTTTGGTATAACAGGTTCAGCTAAATTATGGGCGGTTTCCAAGGTTATAAATTCTATGAATAAGACATTATCCGGTATGGCTAAAGTAATGTCTCAATGGGCACAATTAAGGATTCCTGAATATACCGGCATGAGACAAACGGGCTGGATAACTATAGCAGACAGTGATTTTGTAACAGCAGCTGATAATATAAAAGCTGTCGTAACAACATTAGCACAAGCGATTATTGATATATATAATGAAAAACCTGAGTTATTTAACTATAGATCATTCTTAGGATTCGGTGAGTCTAAATTTGCCAAGGTCGTTAAATCAATGAAGAATATGGGTAAAGTATTAGGATCTATATCTCGTACGATGAAAGACTGGGCAAATCTGAAGATTCCTGAATATAATGGAATGAAACAGGTAGGATGGATTACTATAACAAAGGGAGATTTTAAAACAGCAGGAGAGAACGTAGCTGATGTTATTTTTGCATTGGCATCTGGTATAATAAATGTATATGCTAAAGATAAAGAAGAAGGTACAGGTATATTTGAGAGTGACAACTGGTTTAGCAGTAAGACACCGTTCTCAAGGGTTGTCAAGTCTATGAAAAACTTAGGACCTGTTCTAGGATCACTTGCAAAGGGTGTAAAAGAATGGGCTGACTTAAAGATTCCCGTATATAATGATAACGGTAAACTGCAGACATATCATACATTATCTTCAGCAGAATTAGGACCGGATGGTAAAGTAGCAACTAATATAATGAATGCAATTATATCATTAGCTGCCCCGTTTACTATATTAGCTAAAGATCCTGTGTTTGACTTTAAATATGAAGGCGGTCGTTTTATAGGGCATTCTCCAGCTATAACTATGGCAAAAGCTTTAGGTGGTATAGCTGATGTATTAAATAAGACAGCATCTATTGTATATTATTATGCATCTGGAAGATTCCCTATCGTTGAGTATAAAGACGGTAAACTTACTATGAAATTATCTGATGCATTAGATGTAAAGGGTGATGTGTTAGCAAATGCAGGCGAAAACATTAAGAAAGTGATTGTATGTATGGGTAAGGCTATGGTAGAAGCTATAGGACAAGATACAAACGGTATATTTAACGGGGGTCAATATTCTAAGGCAAATCAGGCTGCTATAGCTATAAAGACAACTGCTGATGCATTAAAGAGTATTGTTACAGTTATAGCTGATATCAATAAGATGGCAGATATATTTAAGAATGACGGTGCAAAGCTTAAAGAGATTAAGGGTAATATTAATAAAGCACTTGCTACATTAATGGGTATTATCTTAATATTTGGAAAACCTGTACAAGTTACTGATGCCGATGGAAAAACCACACATAATTTAGAAAATAATAAATATACACTTTTCTGGGGATTATATACTACAGATAGAGATCGCACATTAGCAGAGACAATAAACAGACATAATGATGATATTGTTAATGCAGCTAAATCTATAGGTAATTTATCAAAATCATTAAAATCAATATTTGAGTCTATAAATACTATAGTATCTTCATGGAATACAAATAATAAGGATAATATATTAAGTACATTTGATGAAAGTGGTGCAGTTACAAAAATGAATACTGTCATGGCCGGTATTATCGGAATTATGGTAACGATAAATGAATCTTATGAAAATAATAAAAAAATAGTAAAAAAATTATCGGATGATGACGGTCCTATAGGAAAACTTAATGATACGGTTAAATTATTAACAGACAAAAAAGATGGATTATTGACAAGGCTGTATGAAATGGTAAAGACATTTAATGAGAATAAACTTATATCTGATCCGAAATCTGAAATATTTACAAAAATAGGAAATTTTATAAAGCAGTATAAGGATATGCTTATAAAGATGTCTGTATTATCTGGAAATAAGATATCAGAAGATTCTTTAACAGAGGTAATGTTGGCGAAAACCTCTGTAGAGGAAATGTCTAATATGTTGAAGTCTTATATAGATATATTAAAAGGTTTTATTGAAATCGGTAATTCTGTAAAGGCGTTTAACAGCAAAGTAAGTCCCTTCGATATATTAAGAAAGGGTATAAGCGCTTTATATAATGTAACTTCAAATATCGCGTTTAAAGATATCCAGTCGTTCCAGAATTACACACGTACGATGGATGACTTCACAACAGCTATTAACCGTATAGACAGAACAAATGCACAGATATTAATAAATATATTGGCACAATTAAATAAGCTGTCAGAAAAGAATGCACCGCTTGCACAGCTTGCACATGCCATTACGGATGATTTATCAGCTGCATATAACAAGCTTACCGACAAGTTATCAGATGTCAAGAAAATAATGGATGTTGCAGACCAGATGCAGGCTAAACGTGAGAAGTCTATAAAAAACAGTATAGATAAGGTTAAGAAGCTTATGGAGACAAGTATAGAGGTAAATATACATAAGATAGATACAGATATGACACAGACATATGATAGCGATACAGATCTTGAAAATTCGGATGATAATACTACAGCTGTAAAAACAGGAACCGGTAGCGGTGTAACAGAAACACAAAATGTTGGTAAACAGACAGCAGGTGTTCAACAATCTAATAAGCATACTTCACGTACGACTGGCAGATTAAGCTCTGTAGACGGAAATGTTATAACTGATGCTATTATAAGCGCATTGAAACAATTAAATATTAAACCTAAATATTAAAAATTATGACGGGATATAATATATATTTTGAGGGTAATCTGTTAAATAATTATCCGCTTACATTAGAGGATATAAATAAAATAAAAGAATATAAAAAAATATATAAACATATACATGATAACGGTAATAAAGTTATAATTTAAAAATTGTTAAATGTATAATGGTTTAAATTTTTATAGATTATGTTTGGATTAAAAGGAAGACAAGACGGGTTCAGATTATTACTACCGAAAGATTTTTTATGTGATGAGATCCAGGAGAAATATACAAAAATCTTACGGACTAAACATAGTTATTTTTATACTCCTATAGATTTTGTAAATGAGACAATTCAAAAAGTACAGGTTCTCGGCTTTAATAATGCGACAATCCCGCAACAGCAGTCTACTCGTGGAACACGGCCAATGATAAGACCTGAACGTGTAATGGAGAATAATTTCATGACACCATCTACGGATTATATGTATCGTTCTGAGACAACACCTATCGCATTAGTTGATAAAACACTTAATATTGAGTTTCGTCATACTTTAGGTTATCTTAACTATATGATGCTTTTTGAGAATTTCTGGTATCAATATACAAGAGACAGAAAATACTCAGAACTTACAAGGCAGTTTAATATAGATATACTGGATGAGCTTGGATCTATATATTCACGTATTGTATTATATGATCCTCTTGTAAATGGTATGGATATGCTTGATTTTGATTATACTCAACCGATAGCGCAATCTCAGACATTTAAAATGGAATTTAAATATTCTAATTTTGATTATCAGTTTATAGAGGTTAAAGATGCAGAAAAAACATCTGAGTTATATATACAATCTTAAAATATATTAATAATTTATAATATGTCTAAACTTTTAACTGAAGTAGAATTTTATAAAAACTATGTTGGTGATATAAATACAGCTACAGCAATTTCGCGAAGTAGCCAAGGTAATTATAAAATTGCTAAAATAGCTAATTTTAAAAATTATTTAAATGGTTTATCTACAACATCATATTTAAATGACGTTGATATAAGCACCATAACAGATGAAACATTAACAATAACAGGCGAAAAATTATTAGCAAAAACAATAACTAATAGTGATAATATATATGGTTATTTATCAATAAGTCGTCAAAGTGAAACTGAAAATATATTTTTCTTGGCGGATATTATATCATCCATAGAATCTGTTGATTATAATTGGTTACCTGGAGATATAAATCCTACAAAATATTCATATATTAATGATGTTTGTAAACCATTTTCAAGTAATCAAGAAAAATGTGATATACTTGTATCATATAATAATTGTTTAAATGGTGGTTTACAATGTGTAACTGGTACAGAAGCTTTTGAGATAGGAGGAGGACATAAAATAGTAATAAATGGAAAACAAAATGCAAAAATAGGTAATGAATATTATCTATATGGTTATAAACAAACTAAATCTCTTGAAAATCCAATTAAACAAAATA